ATATGTACTTTATTGGGATTATCTTGGACTGATGTCTATGTTAGTACTGGGTCGTCTGGAATTATAACCATAGAAGTAAACTCTTCAAAATATGATAATTTATTGGCATATGATTCTTTTTTAAAAAATTATGTTTATCCAGCAGGAGTTGTAATAATTTATAGGAGTGTATAATCATGATAGATAAAGTTGTATCTTTGGCAATGTCTATTGCTTCTAGAGGAATTAACAATAAAAAAATAGACTTAGAAACAAAACAGTTAAGAGCAATTTCTTGTTTTGGTTATAAAGATATACCAAAATGTGAATTTTTAATGAACAGTAAACTTGTTGAAGGAATGAATTATTGTGGTAAATGTGGTTGCGGTGATTTTCCACATACTTGGTTAGTAAAAAGCGCCGAAAGATATTCAAAACTTGATTATCCAAAACTAAATTGTCCTTTAAGTATGCCGGGATTTAGTAATTACGATCCCGGTATCAAAAATCCAAGAAAAGAACAAATAGAAAAGTTGGACCCAGAAGAAATAAAATTTGTTGAAGTAACTATAAATGGAATTCCCGGAACTTAAACAAATCTAATAAAAATTCATAAATACTTGTATGGCCATATCATCCAGACAAGAATTTATAGACTATACTTTAAGGCATCTGGGACACCCAGTAATACAAATAAATGTAGACAGCCAACAGATTGAAGATCGTTTGGATGAAGCTTTAGAGTATATGTATGATAGACATTTTGATTTTAATCAAAGAGCTTTATTTGCCCACCAAGTCAGTGATCAAGAAATAGCTCAAAGATTTTTTGATGTTTCTACATTTGGAAATGCTATAGGATCGCAAATTAAAACTTTGGCAGACGGTAGCACTGGATATTGGCCCACAGCACAAGATATACGAACAGTAAGTAAAGTTTATGCTCCAAGCCATCCAATTGGGGATTATATGTTTGATCTAAGATATCAAATGACTTTATTTGATTTTTTTGGAATTTATTTTAATCAAACAGGTTACCCGATGGCACCATTGGCATCTTATATAGAAGCCATGTCCTATATAAACGATGTAGATAATATTTTTAATTATCCTATGTCATATACATACACGAAAACAACAAATAGATTATTTTTGGAAACAGATTATTCAAAATTAACAAGTACAAAATATATTTTATTAGAAACTTATGTAAAAATTGATCCTGCAAAATATACACAAATATGGAATGATCGTGTATTTAAATTATATTTTTCTGCTTTACTAAAAAAACAATGGGCTCAAAATTTAATAAAATTCAACGGTATTCCTCTACCGGGCGGTGCGCAAATTAATGCCGCCGCAATGATGTCTGATGCTACAAAAGAATTAGCAGAAATTGAAAATACTTTGCTAAGAACTCAAGAGCTACCTGTAGATCCACTCATAGGTTGATAAATGGCAACAAATCCATATTTAAATTTAACAAATAGACATTCTGAACAAGATTTAGTTGAGGATGTTACTGTTGAATTGATTAAAGCTACTGGTCAAGATTGTCTTTATATTCCTAGAAAATATTTTAATATTGATAAAATTTTTGGAGAAGATCCAGCATCTTCATTTGAAAAAACATACACAGTAGAAATGTATATTTTGTCTTATAAGGGATTTGAAGGAACAGATATTATTACACAATTTGGTGTAGAAATTAAAGATAAAATAAATTTATTAGTTGCCCGTAGAAGATTTAAACAACAAATTTCAAATTATGACACTACTATTTCGAGACCCAGAGAAGGCGATTTGATTTATTTTCCTCTTTCAAAATCATTATTTGAAATAAATTTTGTAGAACATGAGAATCCATTATACCCTCTCGGAAAATTATATTCATATGTCATAACTGCGGAACTCTTTACATACAGTTATGAAAAAATTAATACACAAAATAATAATATTGATACCGTTTATAATATATCTCAAGATGATAGTCAGTATATATTAGCTGGTGGTACTGGTAGTTTTACTGTTGGAAACATTGTAAAACTTCAATCTGGTATTACTGTACTGGGCGAAGGCACAGTTTCTTATAGTAATAATAATATCATAAAATTGTCTGGTATAACTGGAACTTTTGGTTATACTGGAAATACTTCATATATTGTTTATAGTAATTCTAATCCAGGAGTTTGCTATTCAAGTATACAAAATTATACAATTCCTAAAAATAATATTTTAGGAACTACCGCTGGAATAAATGATAATCTTCAAGAAGAAGCGGAAGAATTAAATTTTGATATAAATAATCCATTTGATTAAATAAACAAGGAATAAAATGTTTGAGTATACTTACAGTGAAAATTTAAAAAAAATAGTGATCGCTTTTGGATCATTATTTAATAATATTGATATTAGGCATAAAAATAATGATGGAACTTTTAAAGAAATAAGAGTACCCCTTGCATATGCCTCACAAGAAAAATTTATTCAAAGATATTTAAATCCTTCTTCTATAACTGAAGGAACTAGAATTGAAAACCAATTACCTAGAATGAGTTATATAATAAGTGGTATTGCTCCAGATTCCTCTAGAAAGAGAGGAAGATTAAATCCATATAGTCCAGTTGATGGCAGTTCTGGAACTTGTGTTCCTTCTGGGTATCAAGTAGCCAATGAAATACCAATAAATATAAATTTTAATTTATACATCTATACTAGACATACTGATGATACGATGCAAATTGTGGAGCAGATAATGCCATATTTTGTTCCGGATCATATAATTAAAATAGATTTCAATGAAGTAATTAAAAATGTAAACATACCCATTACAATGGGGCCCAACAATTTAAGTGAGAGATTTGATGGTGATTTTTCAACTAGAAGAATAAATATTGCTTCTTTCAGTTTTGTAGCAAAAGCATATATTTTTGGTAAACTTGTTCCCACAACTACGTATAGTGGTTTATCAGCTTCTATAGAGGGGTTGGGTGCTACATTTGGAATAATAGATGAATATTAATAAAAATTTAGCTAATTTTTTTTCAGTTCCAGACAATAAAACCTCAAGTGAAAGTAAAACTTTACAAGGGGGTACTTTTGATTATAATAATTTTGAAAAAGATTATAAATTAGTACAAGAAAACTTAAAATCTTTAATAGGAACTGGAAATATTGCATTAGAAACTGCATTGAAAGTGGCTACGGAATCAGACAGTCCAAGAGCATTTGAAGTTGTTGCAATACTTTTAAAAACAATGTCTGATTTAAATAATAATGTTTTAGATGTTCATAAAAAAGCAAAAGATACTACTAGTTCAAAAGTAGAAGTAAAACAAACAAACAATTCTGTTTTTATTGGTTCTACAAAAGATTTGCAAAATTTATTAAATAAAGAAAGAAGCACCAATAAAGATGTTGTTGATGCTGAGGTGATTGAAAATGAGAAAAGGGAATGATATACAAGGTTATAGAAATAACCCAAATTTAAAACTACCCGGAGTTGAATTACAATATACTAAAGAAGAACTTGAAGAATATATAAAATGCGCAAAAGATCCAGTATATTTTTGTGAAAAGTATGTAAAAGTAAAAACGCTTGATAAGGGTATAGTTCCATTTGATTTATATCCTTATCAAAAAAAATTTATAAATGCAATAGATCAAAATAGATTTGTAATTTCTAAATGGCCCCGACAATGTGGTAAATCTACATGTGTAACCAGTTATATTTGTCATTATATAACTTTTAATCAGAGTGTAAATGTAGCAATTCTAGCAAATCGTTTAAAAACTGCAAAAGAAGAATTATTCTCAAAACTTCAACTTGCGTATGAAAATTTACCACATTTTCTTCAACAAGGAGTTGTAGAATGGAATAAGACGAGCTTTAAGCTCGAAAACGGCTCTAGGGTCATGTGCGATGCAACATCGTCTACAGCGATCCGTGGTGGCTCTTATAACCTATTGTTATTAGACGAGTATGCATTCTTGGCAAGCCATCTGGCAGAAGAATTTTATACATCAACGTATCCTACAATTTCAGCTGGTACTACGACAAAATTAATTATAGTTTCTACACCAAATGGAATGAACCATTTTCATAAATTGTGGGTAGATGCAAAAAGACCAGATGGACATAAATTAAAAAATAAATTTATTCCAGTAGAAGTTAGTTGGAGAGAAACCCCCATAAGTCCGGGAACTCCAAAACTTAGAGATGATGTGTGGGCACAAGAACAAATTGCAAACACTAGTGCGGATCAATTCGAACAAGAATATGGTTGCAATTTTTTAGGTTCTTCGAATACTTTAATATCATCAAGTAAATTGAGTGTTCTTGCATCAGAGGAGTGTTTAAGCGAAGATAAAGAGGGTCTTAAAATTTTTGAAGAACCTAATATAAACAAAATATATTTTGTTATGGCCGATGTGTCTAGGGGGCAGGGTTCAGACTATTCTGCATTTACTGTCATTGATGGAACGTCAAGTCCATATAAAGTAGTTGCTACTTTCAAAAATAACACAATAAGCCCATTTAATTTTCCAACTGTTTTGAAAAAAATTGGTGAAAAATACAATAATGCTTATATTTTAGTTGAAACAAATGATATAGGTGCTCAGGTTTCGTCTATTCTTTATAATGACTTAGAATATGAAAATCTATTGATGACAAGAATAATGGGTAGAAAGGGTCAAATTTTATCACAAGGATTTGCTAGCAGTAAAAGTGAAATGGGTTTACGAACTACAGCACAAACTAAAAAATTGGGTTGTGCTATTTTAAAACGTCTCATCGAAGAAGATAAAATTTATTTAAATGATGAGCGAATAATACAAGAATTGATGGCATTTGTTTCCAGATCAAATACATATAAAGCCGAAGAGGGTCATAATGATGATTTAGTTATGACTTTAGTTTTTTTTGCTTGGTTGTGTCGGCAAGAATATTATGCCGA